AGAAGAACATAGTCAAAATAGAAGGTCAATATACAGTTTCATACAAATATTATTATAAGGACACATCATCAGACGCCCCGAATGTTATACATCAAGTAGAGAAGTTTGCTTTAGATGCTCTTGTAACGCTTAATATATTACCAGAAGACAACGTGAAGTTTCTTATAGGCTCTGGTGGGTGGAGCGTAGAATCCGATCCTGACAATCCCCGCGTTGAAATAGAAATAAACAAAGCATAAAATTAAAAATAAATTGCACTCCACGAGATAGAGTGCTAATATATAATTACAATATAGTTTCACGTGAAACGTAAGGAGTGATATGCGAGGAAAGATGATAAAGAAACTTAAGGATTATGCTCGAACGACACTCAAAAAAGAATGGAAATGTAACATTAACGAGTATTACAAAGATCTTAAGAAGCATTATAAATTAACCGGTAAAATAGAATTTCCTGCAGTAGATTAATTAGGGGGTGTCACATGGAAGGATGGATGAGTTATTTTCAAAGAAATGACGATGTAGATATTGATTCAGATAATTGAGGATGCAAAAAAAATGAGAGAACCAACTACAATGCAGAAGGTTTTTTGTTATGAACTTGCTGCTGATCCGAAAGAAGACAGGACGCAGGCCGCAATAAATGCGGGGTACAGTCGAAAGACAGCATCGGCTCTCGGGAGTCGCCTTCTAAATCATAAAGACTATGCTCATGTCCAAGCTTTTTATAAGAAACTTTTGTCAAAGAAGCTAAAGAAACTTGATATTACGTCAAATTATGTGTTGAGGAACATAAAGGACATTGGCGAGCGGTGTATGGACAAGGTTGAGATTGTGAAAGATGGTAAGCCTACCGGAAGATTTAAGTTTGATTCAACTGGATCTTTAAAGGCTCAAGAACTCTTGGGTAGATATTTAAGGCTATTTGAAGATGATGAGGGAAGAGATCCTACGGTTAATGTTACAGTGATGCCTCAAATTATCGTTAAAGGAAAACCATTCAAGCCAAAGATTGGGAAGCAGTGAATCCCTCATTTTCCTGTTTACATATACCATTGATTGAAGGTGAAAAAATAAGGGTGTCGTCTAAAGATAGTGAAATTTATGTTGGGTCAAACTTGGGGCGAATGTGGAAGATTACAGTGAGACATCCTTATCTTGATGCGGTGGAAATGACCCAAGAAGAAATTGATGAGTTTAAAAAGAAACCGTATGACGACGGATATCCAAAATCTTGAAGAAGAACTGCAGCTGCCAGCAATATTAAACATCCCACCTAAATTATATCCCATAATAACAGAACTTGATAATTACAGATATTTCTTGCTTGAGGGCGGTAGAGGATCCGCGAAATCTCAGAGCGTAGCAAGAGAGTTGCTTGTTTTTGGAGAAACGGAAAAGCTTAGAATAGTGTGCGGCCGTGAGATCCAGGACAGCATCGAAGAATCTGTGTATACATTGCTCGTTGATCTTATAAAAGAGCATAATCTAAATTACCGTGTTTACAAGACAAGGCTTGTCCACCGAAAGACAGGAACGACTTTCACCTTTAAAGGCTTTAGGGAACAAGGTGCTAGCAAGATTAAGGGGCTTGAAGGTGTTGATATCCTGTGGATAGACGAAGCTCAAGCGATAACAAGCCATACTTTGAAGATATTGATCCCTACTATCCGAGAGGGAAGAGCAAAAGTCTTTTTCACAATGAATAGATATGTTGTTGATGATCCGGTGTTTGTGGAGTTTGCAGATCGCGAAGATTGTCTTCATATCCACATCGATTATTTCGAGAATCCTCATTGTCCTGAAGTATTGATACATGAAGCTAATATTTGCAAAGTAAAGAACCTGGAAGATTATCTACATATCTGGCGAGGAATACCTTTAAAACAGGCTCAAAGCGCAGCGTTCCGGAATGTGGAAGGCATTGTTGACGATGATTTGCCTCTTGCAATACCAGCAGATCCAAGATTTCACTATGTCATGGGAGCCGATTACGCTAAAAGCGTCGATCATACGGTGTTTATTGTTATCTGCATTGAGCTTAAATGTGTTGTATATTTTGAACGATTAGAGAACGAGAACAAGGCTAGTTGGTTCTACCAGAAGCAAAAAACTCTTGCGATAAGCCGAGAGTACAATAACGCACTGATTGTTCCGGACAGCACAGGTGTCGGGGATCCGATAGTAGAAGATCTTGAGAGGATGGGCGGTAATGTCTATTACGAAGAGACAGAAACAGGAAAGAATACTTCGGGTGTTAAATTCACCGGGATATCAAAAGAAAATCTTATCGATAAGCTAAAGGTTGTAATCGAAATGGGATCTATCCAAATACCGCGAATAGATATTCTAATCAAAGAACTCATCCAATTTGAAGCTACAAAGCTTCCTTCAGGCAAGTTTAGATATGCCGCGCCAATAGGGAAAGACGATCAAGGAAATGACGTTTTTCACGATGATTGCGTTATTTCTCTTGCTCTTGCGGTGTGGGGGGCACGTGATTTTCTTTATTTAAAAGACTTTGAAGAACCAGAGCCGTTGACGAGAGATAAAGCATGGTGGATCAAGGTCAAACAGGACATAGCAAGAAAAAAAATAAAAACCTTGACTCCTGGGACTGCTGAGGTTAATTTAGAAGATGAGGCAGGGTTTAGACAAATCGGAGAAGATTAAAATGCCAGTTTAAAATTAAATAGAAACGCTTTAGATTCGCGGTCTTAAGCGTCCCAAATATACAAGGAATCACTCACCCGGGTGGTTCCTTTTTTTTGGGTTATAACGTCTAATAAAATAAACATAATGTTTAAATAGTTAAACACAGGGGGAGAAGATGAAAAGAAACAAGTTTCTAGCTTTACTCGTAGTGCTCGTATTAATCTTCGCAGCAGCAGGGATCAGTTATTCTGCAGTAGCAACACAGACTACATCATGGTCAAATTCGGACGTAACAGAGATTAATGGATATAGTCCATCGGCACAAAAGACTTTTTTAGGACAAAGATTGTTGGGTCTTTTCAAGAATGAGACTTCGACAATCACCACAGTAGGATCAAAAGATTTAGATTTGGATGATAGGGTTATACTTTTCACAACACAAGGATTAAGCGATGGTGGAACAAATGATGCAACTTATGCAAATGGTGAACCTGGCCAAGAAGTAACTTTTGTCCTTGTAACGGATGGTGGTGCCAATGTTATTATCACGCCAGTTACAGCAACGGGATTTACTTCAGTAGAAATGGATTCGGCCGGAGACACTTGTGGACTTAAGTATCAAGACGACACTGTTGGATGGGTTGTCAATGGAAGCAATTCGTGTACTGTTAATCAATAAAACGAAGGATCAACATGTTTAAATGCAAGTGTTGCGAAGTCCTAAAAGATGAGAATAAACATTTAAGAGGTCTTGTTGATCAACTTCTTCTTCAATTAGCCCCTAAGCCTGATCCGTCAGATTTAGGGGCTTTCCCTGTTAAAGAAGAGGAAGAGATTGAACATGACGACGAAGGCAGACCAATAATAAGGCATAGGGTGGGATTATGAAATTAAATTTAGGAAGACAAGTTGAAGATTATGGGCTTGATGAAGTTGGAGCTATTGAGCCTAAGAAGCCAAAGAAGATGAAAATGAGTTATCCGACTGCTTATATCCATGACGTTGATCTTAAAGACGTTGACTCTAAAATAGTCGGGAAGACAGTCACCGTCCCTGTTACTTTAAGAATCAAAGAAATAAACCAAAGAACAAGAATTAAGGACGGAAAAGAAATCAAAGAAAATGATTCAATGGATATTGAGTTGATGAATATAGATTTCGGGAAAGCACCTAAAAGTTTTGAGACTCTTCAAGATGCTATTGAGGACGGTTTAGACGAGGAATAATATGCCACCAGAAATAATTTCCAAATTAGGCGACAAGGAAATAATAGACGAGCAGAAGAAACAAGTTAAGCGTATCGATGAGAGCCGCACAGAGTTTCGTAAGCAAGCATTGATAAATATTATGTTTCTCTACGGCAAGCATCATCTTGAGATGAAGTCAAATTATGTCAATGTGTCAGATCTTGACCAGCGTCTTATTTGGGAAATTGAAAGTATTCGGAAAGCAAGTAATGTAAGAAGAGTTAGTAATTACATTCTACCATTGTTTCGTTCTTTGTATTCTAGGCTTATTCGGATGAAAGCTAATGTTAATGTTGAGCCAACAACATCAACAGAGCGAGATCGTAATGCTGCAAAGGTATCTCAAGAAGTTTTAGAGCATTTCTGGGAGAATTGCAACCAAGGAAACGAGTGGATGGCTCAAGACTTTTATAGTATGCAGCCTATTCTTATGCGTACAGTTCTTTATATGCTTTCATTGGGGAATGGTTATTTATTTCCATATTACAATCCAAAAGCAAATACATTGATATATGATAAGAAACGAAACGACGTTATAGCTACAGATGTGGGAGAAGTCGAAGTAAGGACAGTCAGCCCTTTAAACATGTTCCGGAACAAATTTGGCAGATTCTTCATAGAGAGGCGATTTATAAGCCCTGAGCAGGTATATTACGAGTATGACCGGGAAGCAAAAGGTGTACGTGGAGAAAAAGACCTTGTTGAGCAACAAATCAAAAGATTGTTAGAAGGTGAGATTGATGAATCTGTTGAGAGTGAAGGTGTTTATGTTTACACTAAATTTGTGTTACCTAACAAGAAATATTCAAAAGGTAGAATGATTGTTTCTACAGATAACGAGCTTCTATTTAATGATAATATCCCTGAAGAGTACGATTCAAAAATACCGCTATTTAATTGTAAATATCAGGATTTAGGTTTTACAAGCCATTCTCAGGGTGCCATTGAGCAAGTAATTGATTTACAGCAAGACTACAACGAGACATTAACCAGGATTTCTTCATATAAAAATAGCTTGTCTGGTAAGGTTCTTAATCCGAGAGGATCTAAGTTGTCAGCAAAGTTTGACCAAGCAACGGGACAAATTCTTAATTACAACAAAGGATTCAAGCCAACGTATGAAAATGGCGCAACAATACCATCATATATCATCCAGGAGTTAATGAGAATACGTAGAGACATGGAAGATGGCATGAACTCGCATGATACGTCTATGGGGCGACCTGGGGGAGTGAAAAGCGGGGTTGCAATCGATAGTCTTGCAGAGAATGACTTTTCAATGATAAGTCCTGAACTGATAACCCTTGAAATGACATTATCAAAGTTTTCTACATGTGTAATTAACATGATGAAAGTTAAATACATAGAGCCCAGGCTACTTGGAATCTCCGGGGACAACATGGCTTATGAAGTAAATTCATTCCTAGGATCTGATGTTTACGGACAAAAGAGAGTCAAAATCCGAATGGGTTCAGGCGTTCCAACTAGCCGAAAAGAAAGACAAGAGTATTTGACATGGCTAAAGGCTGAGGGTGCGATAAGCCCGACAGAGTTAAGAGAATATTCAGAGTTTGGAGATATAAACGGAGTTTATACTTCGTTAGATGAAACCGGGGCAAAAATTGATATTCTTAATATCATTGAGAACGAAGGCAAATTTGAAGTATTGGCAGAGCCTTACGAAGATCATACTGTCAGGCTCAAGGTACTCAATGATTTTAGAAAAGGAGGTAAATACGCGAGACTAAGCAAAGAAAAGAGAGCAGCAATCGACAAATTGGCACAGGAACATCAAAACTTTTTACTAGCGGAGCAAGAAGCATCGCAGAGTTTGGGGCAACCTTTACCACCTGCAGCATTACCACAACCACCACAATAAAGGAGTATTATTATGAGTGAAGAAAAAATTGAAAAAGAAATACAAGAAAAAGGATTGAACGCACCAAGATTAAAGCCTGAAGATATTGATAATGCTATAAAATCTTCAACTTTTACAAATCTTCCTTCTGGTAAATGCGTTGTTTGTGAAATAACATTACAAAATGGATTTACAATAAGAGGCGAAAGTGCTTGTGTTTCGATAGAGAATTTTGATCAGGAAATAGGAAATAAAATTTCTTTCAAGAACGCTAGAGATAAAATTTGGCAACTTGAAGGGTATTTGTTACAAGATAAACATCCAATTAATTAAAATGGAGCATTAATATATTTTATAAAAAGGAGCGAGGTAAAAAATGAAAGAAATGTTTAAAAGATGGTTTTTAATGTTAATGAACAATAGGGGGGAAACTCCTACCGGGGCAGAAGACTCTACAAGTGAAGAGAACACTGAAGATTCTTCTATGGAAGATTTAATCGAAGAAAGTCTTTCTGAAGATTCAAACGAGGAGGGAAAATCTGATGATGTTTCTAATGAGAATACTGAGAATAAAGAGGGCGCGGATGAGGAGAAGAGTACGGACGCTGAGGGAGAAGGTAAAGAAAATAAAGACGATGCTACATCAATCGATGATCCAGAGTTAGAGATTGATGAGGTAGACGGCAAAAAAGTAATGATGAAAACGTCAGAAATCAAGTCAACTATCAAATGGCTACAGGAAAACAGGCAGTCAATCGCTGGTTCGATGCAAATAAGAGATTTGGCAATAAAACATCCAGAGTTCGGCAAATTAATAAATAGCGTTATAGATAATGCGATCGGAGACGATCTGAAGATTAACGATGAATATGTCACGTCAACGCTTAATAAACTTGAAGCTAAAGTTGAAAAGATTGAAGAGAAGATCGAAGAGAAGGACGATGATATTGAAGAGGCTGAAGCTATGCTTGAAGAGCTTGATCCAGATAGTAGCCAGGCAATGTTATTGAAGAAGAATATTAAAATAATGAAGTCTCAGAAGGCACAGCTTAAGGATCAGGCATCAAAGATAGATGCTATTTCTGAAAAGATTGAAGGAATAGACAAGGTAAATCAGGAATCAAAAAAAAGTGTTGAAGAAGCAAAAGCAAACGAGGAAAGAGATAGGTTAAGGAAAGTATTTGATGCTGAATATGACTCTTTAATCAAAGACAAAATAAATTTCATTGATGATGGCGAGAAGCAACGGTTTAATTCCGGAGTTAGGAGTTTAGTTGCTGACCAATCGGCTAAGATTAAGACTGATGAGGACTTTAAGAAAGTAATAAGCGAATCGGTAAAGATCGTTAAAAAACAACTTGAAGACTATCATGCGGCTATCAGAAATGACTATTTGCGTAAGAAGGGCGAACTAAAAGACGAAAAAAAAGTAACCAAAGAAAAGACTCCGCCTGAAGAAGACATGAATCAAGGGACTCTCGAAAAGACGCTTGAGGATATGCTAACGGAAGGCGAAGCGGAAGGGTAAATTATGCTAAATATTTTTAAAAAAACAATCGTGAAGGCATTGCCTTTATTGAATAATAATAGAGGGCAGTTTACGATTACGAATGCAGCCGCGATCTTAAAGAAGATCATTAAGCCGCAAATCATACCTCAACTAAGAAAAGAAAGTCTCTTGTATGATCAGATTAAGAAAAATGTAGGTGTGATCGTTGCAAATAACAACATTTACATTGCAGCACGTACCGGACGTCACTCTGGTATTTACTCTGTAGCTGAAGGAACAGCGCCAAACATAGGTAAATCTTCATACTTGCAACCAGTAGCACCAATTCGATTTTCTTTTGGTACAGTTGCATTTACAGATCAGGCTTTAGCTGCAGCAGACAGAAACGGTGTCAAAGCTATTGCAAGCGTGTTATCTGCCGAAATCATGGCTTTGAAAGATGATTTCCGCATGGATATCAATAGATGTTTGCATGGTGCTGGAAAAGGAAAACTTTGTGTATGTAACGGCGGGACAACAGGAACACAGGTCACAGTTGATGGAAATCCTAACGGCGGCGACGCTACCGAATATCTGGCAGCAGGAATGTATGTAGATATCGGAACAGAAGCGGATCCGGACAACTCAGTTGATGGCGTTCAAATTGCCTCTGTCGATAGCGCGACAACATTCACCTTGGCATCTTCTCAAACATGGACAGATAATCATATAGTAACAAAGACGGACGCAGCCGAGCCTATGGGAATTGCTGGAATCATTGATGATGGCGACAACGTATCGACAATCCAGAATTTCGCAAGGGCGTCATATCCAATTTTCAAGTCTAATGTTGATGATACTGCAGAAGCGCTAACTGAAGCAGATATGATCACTATGTATTTAAGGGCAAAGAAAAATGGATTTTCATCAAAGAACGGCGTCATTCTTATGGGTGAAACAATGTATCAAGCCTACGGCGCATTATTAACTTCTATGAAACGTAGTACACAATCAAGACCTGTTCTTGGTGGTGGTTGGACAGGATTAGAGTTCATGGATGGTGTCCCGGTTGTATTTGACCCTGACACATGGGATGGATATGTTCAGTTTGTAAACTTCGACTCATTGAGTATTGCCGAAATGTCTAGCCCGATGGAATGGTTAGAGGCTGATGCTCACGGTGGAATCCTTATAAGAAATGCAACAGTAAGGACAAACTGGGAAGGAACGCTTAAATATTACTACAACTTGGTTGGATTGAGGTTCAACAGTATGTCAAGGTTAAGCCAAAAAACTCCTTAATTTTTAGAATAAGAAAGGATATGAGGGGGGCAGGGAAACCTTAACCCCTCATATTTTAGGTATGCAAGTAAAAGACAAGGCAAAGGGATTGGGAGCAAAGTTGCTGAGAGAAGCTAAGACATTCAAGGCTTCAAAGATTAGAGGGACAAAGTGCGATATGAATCAAGCAATACTTGAAAGTGTTTCCTCCGAAGTTAGGCAACCAATAACCGTGATGGGCGACCCCGTTAAATCTTTTGAGCATAGGCAAAAGAACAAAATAGAGTGTTGTATCTGCCATATATCAGCAGGTACTTTTTATATAAAAAATGGAGAGAAGTTTTGCTCTGATCATAAAGATTTTATGAATATGAGCGAGAGAGAAAGAAAGGAAATGCTTTATGTTAGTTAATAAAACTGAGAAGACTGTAGACATTAAATATGATGAACGCACTATCTCTGTAGAGTCTAAGAAATCTTTAGATGTAAGGGAATTCGGTGTTGCAAATGAAAATGTGCTTGCAGTTGAAAAGCATATTCTGACAAAGAATCCAGATGTTTTTGAACAAAAGAAGACTAAAGATTTGATGGAAACGAATAAACAGTATGAGTCAAAGATTGAGAGCCTTGAAAAAGAAATAAAAAGGCTATCTGAAAATGTAGCTCAGGCTAATAAGGAAAGAGACGTCTCGGGTGATAAATTAAGCAAGGTTTTAACCGAGAATGAAGGCTACAAGAATAAAAACAGTTCTTTGGTCAAAGAAGTTGCAGAGCTTAAAGCTAAAGTAAAAGCCTTATCATAATAACCTGCGGAGCTATTAGTTTGGGTTAGTGCTGGCACTCGGGGGGTAGTTGCTCCGCTACCTCCCTAGAATAAAAGGAAAATTTT